CTATACAGAGTCAATGCTGGTTGTGCAGGTAATGCTGGTAGGTTAGTAACTGTTAACTGTGCAGTAGAACTTGTTATTACATTGTAAGTAGTAGTAAAGTCTAAATGCTGTGATGCAAATGTAGTACCACCAGACTGTCCAAAGAAGATACTTGGTGCACTATATGACTCAGGTATATAAACCTCAGACCAAGCACCTGCTTGACCTGGAGTACCATAAGTACGTACGTTAGTAGTAGATGATGCTCCTGTTGCTGTTATTCTGTATTCTAATACTTTACCAGCCCAAGATGCATCACTAATATCAAAGCGATAGAATGCTCCTTTAGGTACTTCATATACTGTAGAACCACCAGCATTAATTTGTACCTGATAGTCAGCACCAACTGCTACAAGATCAAAGTTAAGTCTGAAACGCATCTTGCAACGGAAGTAGCCAGCAGCATACTTCCACCACTTGTTAAGAACTAGATGAGCAAATCCCATCTCACGTCCTGTTACATCCTCATATCTCTCAACGTATGAGTAATGTGTATTTCTGTTGGATACGTTATCATCGAAGAAATCATCATCTTCATATGCACAAGTAGAAGCATTAGCATACTCGTTAAGGTTATACCAAGTACTACCACTACCCTTGTCAGCATAGATCTGCCAGAATGGTACATACTCAAATCTATCGTTGTCATATGCACTCTGAGTCAACATCATAGACAATGACTTATAGAACATAGGACGTGAGTACCAGTTACCAGTAGTCCAAGCTACGTCATCATCTGGTTGACCGTGAGTCTTGTTAACTGAGTTGTAATCAACGTTTCTTGATAATACATCATAAATTAATTCAAGGTCAGCAGTAGTTGTTGTGACGTTGGTTAATTGAATCGTATACTCCTGAGTTTGGCCAGAAATATTTTCTTCAACTATCAGTGTTAGGTCAAGCGTTTCTGTATTGGTTAAGGTACCACTGAATACACCAGTGCTTGTATCAAATGACAATCCACTAGTAGTAAATGGTCCTGAAGAACTAATACTATAATCTCTATCAACTATAGTTTCATTAGCATAGGTTCTTAGGAATGATACACCTAACTGTACGTTAACTGTCTCACCAATATTAAATGTGCCTAGAGAACCAGCTGGAGTGTACCACGTGGTTAATAGATCAATGTATGGTGTAACTACACCTCTAGTTGTTGATGTAGGTTGATCAGGTGCATTATGATCTGTACTTGTATCTACTGGAATGATCATTATCTGTGATCCTTCACCAGCACCAGCATCTTCTTGCTGTTCAGTTTGGAACCATAACTTGTTAGTTGTAGGATTGATTGCTTGCCATTTAGCGATACCATCACCCTCTTGGTGTGTGCCAGTAATGTTAGCAACCTTCAATAGATTACCACCAGTTTCAGATGATATTGCTGTAAATGATGCAGCATTTGCTGTGATCTGGAAGCTAGTGTTAGCAGTGTCTACATCAGTAATTTGATGCCAAGAATTTTGTAGAACATTTAGTTCTACACCACCGACATCATATACAAATGAATCACTATCATATGCTGTATCACCAGGGAATATAGGATCTGACTTGTACTCACTACCCATAACATATGGGAATGCAGGTTCTCCATTCTCATCTTCAGTGATGAAGTAAGCATAGGTACCATTTGGATAGTCAGGAGTCTTACAGTAGCGACCATTTCTCTTGTCTAGGTCACCAATAATAATCCTCTCACCCATATTACTATGGTTATAGCAGAAATAGAATATTGATTGTGGAGCATCACTCGCTGGAGTAATCTCTACTGATCTTAAAGTTGCAGTATCAAAGCCAGCAACGTATGCAGCATAATCTACTACCGCATCTTCTAACTTATAAACAATATTAGAAGTATATACTGCGTTTACATCCTGTGCATTCTGTCCACTAACGTGCCAACCCTGTGATGTACCGTCACCATAAACGGAGAAGAGCATAGCGTGAGTAGTTAGAGATGCATCAGATAGATTAAAGATATATTTTCTACCCTTTCTAAAGTTGAATGATGGTTTCTCTTGAGTACCATCTAGTCCACCACCACTAATAAAGTAACGGCCACCAGTACCAGTATTAACAGCAGTAGATACAGAGACTGATAATGTTGTAGTCAAATCATCTGTCTCGTTACCAGCATACTCAAAGTCTTCAACGAATGACTTATATGGATAAGAAATAGTAGAAGGACGGTTGAGATATCCATCAGGTGTTCTACCTGTTAGTTTCAACATATAGCCAGGCTTAAGACGAATAACAGAACTACTATCATTCATCTCATCAGAATAACCATAAGGTCCGTAGATAGGATAACCATCAAATGCTATACCTAGGATCTTAGAGTGTCCATTAGCGTGTCGTCTGTAATCACCTTGAATATTATCGTTAGTGGTTATACTCTTACCTTCTTTGATACCTACATCAGAAACATAGTATAATGTAGTAGGTGCATCAAGAGGAACTACGATAGTAATTGATCTCAATACTGAAGCATCAAATGATGCAAGGTATGAAACAGCATCAACTGCAACACCATTAAGTCTGTATGTTACACCAGCAGTGTATCTAACACCACCATTGTGTATACCATCCTCAGTGGTAGAAATATACAATGGATGTCCATCGTTTGAAGAGTTATCTTGATTAAAGATGTATGTGTTACCTCTAGTGAATGCTAATGCAGGTGCTTCTTGTGCAGTTCCACCAGCCTCTTGGAGGTAGAAACAATCAGTACTACCTTGGTTATAGTAGCTATTACCTGCTGTCTTAGCAGCAACAGTTGTTGCATAAGTAATAGTCTGATATCCTAAGTCAAAATATGTTAGACCAATGTAATTTGAACCAGTTCGTACGTTAGTAGTTTGATATGCTTCTAGTAACTTACTAGAGTTGTATCCATATACATTCTGACTGTTAGGATAACCACCGTATGTGTCAGCACCAGTTAAGTTCTCATTAGTAACATCATTGAATGTCCAACCAGGTGTTGGTCCTGCCTCGTTACTGTAATGATATATGTACACACCAGTTGTTGTTATAGCATATGGTTTAACGCTACGTAATGGTGTCTGTGTAGGAGGATTGGTTGTAGCACCATAATTGGTACCACCTCTCCAGTTAAAGTCTTGATCGAATGATTGATCAACAATACTATTTGGGTTACCAGCAGTAATTGCGATAGATGAAACAGCAGTTGCTTGTACACCACCAGCTACGTTTGGTGCAGCAATGGTAACAGTAGGAGCAGTTGAGTATCCACTACCACCATCAGTCACATTTAGTCCAGAAACATAACCATCAAGAACTGATAGACTTGCAGATGCCTCAGCACCAGCTCCACCACCTCCAGTAAAGCTAACGGTTGCAGTTGTATATCCAATACCCTGAGTGTCAACTGTTATACTATCAACAACACCAGTTTGTGTACCAATAGATGATCCAGCAGCTGCTGGTTCTTCAAACACTGGGTTTGATGATGCAGTTTCACCGTACTCTACTGCGTCACCATAGAATCTATTTCCAATAATATAAGGGAATTGAGGATTAGCTTGGTTATCAAATGTCAAGAAGTATGCATAGGTACCACCTGGATAATCAGGAGTGATACAGAATCTACCGTTACGATTATCTAAATGACCTGCATCTGTAAACTCATAGTCTTCTAGGAATGATCCCATAGGATATGTGTTGACGTTTGGTGAGAAACCAACAGGTTCTGTCAAGGTGATAGTACCTGTCATTGCTTGATGCATCTCACAAACATAGTAGTAAGTACCAGCAGCAGCAGTTGCTGTGTTCCACAATACAGTAGCGTTGTAACTACCATTGTTAACAACAGTAGCTACTACCTGTGCAGGGTTGTAAGGAGCTGGGACTTTCTGAATCCAGAAAGGATGAGTGATTGTTGATCCACCGCCACCACCAGCAGCTGAAACAGTAATAGTTCCAACCATACCAGAGTGGTATTCGCACTGGTAGTAATATGTACCAGCAGCACTACTACCAATAACCCAAGTAACAGTACCAGATTGTGTACCATTATTACTTACGCCAGGTATTTGATTAGCAGTACCAGTACCAGCTTGAGTCTTTAAGTGGAATGGATGTCCAGAAGCAGAGACTGTAAAGTTAACTGTATCTCCTTCGTAGAAAGTTAGTGCAGGGTCTGCACCATTGATGTTACCATTCCTGTCTGAACCAGATATGGTGTAATCACTAGCACCTGAAGCAGTTACAACTAAGTTGTAAGTTTGTGGAGTGGATCCACCACCTCCACCTGTGTTATACTGTGCATTAACATTGAATACTAGGTTGTCACCAACATTAGCATTGATAACAACATCAGATCCAGTGCTTTCTCCAGTAAAATCGAAATCTAAATTATCGTCAGCAGTAACACCCCAAGTATATGTTGAAGGAGTATAAGGTGTACCAGTACGTGTTGATCTTAATGTCCAACCAGATTGCATTCTAGCTAGAACTGATGTAGATCCAGGACTATCATAACCTACAGGACCGTAGATAGGATAACCATCCTTAGCAATACCTACGACAGGTGAGTGATGAGTCGCACTTATAATATCAGTAGTTGTATTGGATGGAAGTGCGGAAGTATTTGTTAATGTAGTTACAGAAGCAGCAGCACCGTATCCAGAGTATAATGAGCAATAGTAGAATAAGTTTGGTGAAGTAGGTTGTACCTGTATGTAAGTACCAGTACCAGCCTGACTATCACCAGGAGTACCTTGGTATCTAATACCAGTTACATACTCACTACCACCTTGAATATGAATACCATCTTGCGATTCGGATATTTTAAATGGATATCCTATGTTACTAGAATCAGACTGATCGAAGTAATATGTATTACCTTCAGTTAACTGTAAGTTAGGTGTCTGTGTACCATCAATAAAGTATTTGTTTTGACCAGCAACGGAAACTACAGTAATTACCATAGTTGTTGTAGAACCTTTCCATAGTTCAGTGAAGAACTTACCACTAGTATAGTAGTATGCACCAGAACTGGATACAGTACCGTGGCCACTATCACCACCAAATGCATTGATGTTGTATACTTGATCGAAACTATATCCTGTTGGGCAGTTAGTACCATCAGGAAGATTAGTATTAATACCCCAGTTATAGGTTTGTAATGTAACACCATTAAGTGAAAGACCTACAAATCCACCAGCAGCACCCAGAGCAGAGTCTGGATCTCCAGTTTTAGAAATGTTTCTACCACCACGATATGTTACTGTGTGGTTATAAGACTTAGGTAGGATTGACCAAGGGTTGTTGGAATTAGGGAAAGTACCAAACAGTGCAGGTTGTGGTAAGTTATCTGCAACAGTTGTCAATGCATTATTAACAATGTTTAGAGATCCAGTTGTAACAGATCCACCACCTGATATAAACATATTAGCAATATCAAATGTCGTTCCTTGAACTGGAGGACTTGCAGCTGCAATAGTTACAGAAGGTGCCTGTGTATATCCTGAACCTGGATTAGTAATAGTAACACTAGTAACAATACCGTCAGTAACAACTGCGGTTGCAGCAGCACCACCTCCACCACCGCCTGAGAAGGCAACGGCTGGTAGGTTTAATGGGTTGTAACCATTACCACCATTAGTTACGGTAACAGTTTGTATTCCACCACCAGTAAGTGAGATGTTTGCAGTTGCAGTTGCACCATTACCATCACCAGTAATTTCGACTGTTGGTGCCTCTGTGTATCCACTACCAGCCTGATCTACGTTAATACCTGTAACACCACCACCAGTTAGTGTGATTTGAGCTGTCGCAGTAGCGTCCACTCCACCACCACCTGAGAATGAAACAACAGGTGCTATAGTGTATCCAGAACCTTGCTGACTTAATGTAAGGTTAGAAACATATCCAGATGTTCCAGATTTAGGGAATACACCGTAAAGACCTGGAGCTGGATGATTGTCACTAACAACGTTAAATAGTCCACCTTCTTTGTGATATGCAGCAGTAGGTGACGCTACAGATGTTACCCATACATCACTGATTATATCTTGTGCTATAATACCAATAGGTGTACGTAACTGTATTTGATTACCAAGAACAGGGTTAAATCTACCAAACTCTGATCCTAGATTGAATGTAATAACGTTACTAGCTGCACCAGTTGAAACTGTGGTATTCAATCCATCGAATACAATTTCATCAATAGTATTGGATGGATATGTCTGTACACTACCACCACCAAATTCATAACTAACAGGTGAAGCAGACGCACCATTATATGTACGACTATAATCCCAGTCTAATGGTCTACGTAACCATTCTTTTGCTAACTGTGGCAGAGGTTTACCTTCATAGGTAGCACCCTGTTGGTATGTCATCTTTGTAGCCCACTGTGCTAGTACACCAGCAGTTATAGGACCAGAGAATGAAGTACCATCAATGTTTGTATAGTAAGAAGAACTTATCTGGTTATATGGTGTAGCACTGTTCCAATACCATCTAGGGCAATAAATTGATTCACCAGGAGCACTAGTAGTAATCGTACCGTAGTTAGAGAATGCAGAGAAAGCATTATTATGTGCAGTAGCACCTACAGTAATCTTACCTTTGTCACTAGCATCAGGTATTTCCATATTGTGTAGGTTGTCCTTAGGACCAGCAGTCCTAACACCTACTAAGTACTTACCTTGGTATCCACCATAAGTACCAGCCCAAGTGCCATCAGTAAATCCATTACCAGCAGATCTTACAAAGATAACACCAGATTCTACAAGATAGTTCTCATAATCATCGAAGAGTGTATCACTCTCACCAGCACCAGAATCAAATCCAGGCTCATTCTTATAAACATATGGCCAGTATCTGTTAGGTATAATAGCACCTAATGAAGCATTAACAATTGCTGGACGGGTATTACCTTTCCAGTTTGCGTGAGTAGAATCGTTATGGTTAGCAATAGATAGCATACAATTGATGTATCTTGATGCAAACGTGGTATACTCAGTACCAGTCTCATTAAATACCTTCATTGCGAAGATACGTGACTTCTTAGATACACCAAAGGTTCTACCAGCAGCACAGATAGCACACTGAGTACCGTGGCCATCGTCATCCTCATTACTATTTGCTTCACCATTTAATGTGATACCTGAGTTATATCCTGGTACCTCATATACACGATAGTTTGCTTGCTCATCAACACCGTTAAAATCACTTACGTAATCTGGGTGATATAATTCTGGGTGTAGATTAGCACCAGCAGTATCAGCTGGACGGGATGCACCACGAACACCAGTATCAAGGATGTAAATATCTGAATTTTCTCCATCTTCAGTCAGTGAATAGAGACCATAACCTAGATCATCTGTAGATTGTGATATCCTTTGTAGATGCCACTTGTTAAAGATAGTTAGTTTAAATGAATATGTTGTTGAAGGTATGTAAGATCCAGACATACCCATAGTAGGTGTGGTATCCTCATACACATACAATTCTAATGGTGTGGTTGCTGAAAGTGCAATACTTACAGAAGCACCAGCAGTTCCTGGAGTACCTACTCTTGTTACACCTGTTGTATACTCTGTACCACCATTATTTGTACCGTCTGGTGTGGTAGAGAAGCACCACTTATATCCTGCATTACTGGCATCTGCTAAACTGAAGACAACAGTAAAGTTAGGGAGCATATAATCTAATGCTATAGACTCATATATCGTACCACCAGATAATAGTGCTAACTTAGGACCATATGAACCAACGTTGACTATACCTGTATATGTTAATGTAGAAGTACTACCGTTCCAAGGTCTGACACTACCATATGAAAATGGTTTGATCTGTTGAGTTAATGCTGAAGCAGTGTCACCAGAAGTAGAGGAATATGTAGCGACTTCTTCACGTGAGGGATCGTTAGGGCTAACAGCTGGGGGATTTGATATATCATATGTCTCTTCTGCCATCTCGAAAGCATCAGCGTGCTTTACTCCGACTTCGTTTTGTAAATCTTGTTTCTTGATAGTTAATTTGGCATCCCAATGTGCCCCAATAACCTCTGGAAATTCGTCACTTTTTAAAATAGTGATGAAATTTTGATCCCTTGATGGAAAATCTAGGAATAGTGTTTTGAACCTTGTCAGGTCGTGTGTGTTAGCTAGTGATGTGAAACGTTGCTTTGCACGTTCAATGACAGTAGCGACCTCTATCTCTTTCGAGACTTGGACAATAATTCTGCCTTCCTCTATTTGCATTATTCCAAAATGGTACGGTACTTTCCCTAAGGGTTATTTAGTAAGCTTTTGAACGCATCAATGAATTTAACTGTTCGTCGAGACCTCTTGTTATACCATAATGATCATCATCAGGATCCTCTGCATTCGGGTAAAGTTTGGTTAGTTCCTGTTTTATTTCATAATTATACGTCGCAATTCGTCTGTCTTCTTGACATTTGAACATTGACTTACTCCAAAAGACTGCAACATCCCTTACTCCAGATGTTACTTCTCTCACCATATGTTTAGTCCCAGTAGGGTAACTAAACGCCCATCCAGCAGGTAATTTAACTTCAACAGTCTCTGTACCATACTGTAATACAAGTTCACCTCCTTCATATTCTGAAGGATCATTCAAAAATACTGTAGTACTAAAATCAGATCGCACTCCTCCTGCCATAAATGGTGAGTCACAGTGCCATCCATAGTGCATTCCTTCTGTATACCTAATAAACAAAGCTGTGGTGCTGTTACAGACGAACATTCGCCACATAGGTATTTCGTGTTTTTGATAATTATCCCAAATTATCTTCCAAGCAGCATTTGCTGTTTCAACTTGCATTTCAATGTTATTCTTAATTCTCTTATCATCAGATCCAGTGCGTGCACCATCATTGAAATTGGAGAAGTCGTAGAAGTCTTGTACGTGTTTAAGATTAACATCATTCAGAAGTTCATAACGAAAAAACATAGTTAAGGAACGAAATCAGGGTGTGCGGGGTTGACTGGCCAACCAGTAAAGTTAGCATACTCATATGGATCTGCCTGTTGTTCGACTAGATCTCTAAGTCTTTGTCTATAGGTTTTCCAGTTAGCTTTCACTTTAGCAGCAGCAGGGACACTAGCTAGTGCCATACCAGAAGCAGTTTCCCATACATCCTCTAACATCACCCAATCAGTATCTTTAAGAAGTTGTGTTCTCATTGCACGCAATGAACCCAAGTTCTCTGGAATTTGATTGTCAACAAAATACTTTTCACGGTTTGCTTTATCCAACGCTGCTTGTTGTTCAGCATCGTACGTCTCTTTGTACTGTGTACGAAGAGGTGATAAAGTTTCATATAAAACCGTTGCTTCATCAACCTTGGATGAATCATTTGTAGTAAGTGCTGTCTCACCACGTAGATCCTGATTCTCTGCAAGGTACCAAACGGGTTCACCAACAGGATTATCTGCTTTCCAATAGTGTATGGTTGTTAATTCATCCACACCAGCTACGTGAAATGCTCCATTGATAGCAGGTAGGACAGTATTAGTCCAATCACTATCAGAGATCTCAAATCCCTGTTGAGTACCGTCTGGATTTCTACCACCGATAATTTTTCTGGGAACCCAGAGGATAAAATCAGCTTCCGCAAAATTACGAGCCATTTAATAGATACCATCCTGTCAATATGTATTTATCACCTGATAAAACTAGGTTTCCTTTATGTGTGTGCGTGAAACCTGCTGGCCAGATTAGCATTGTACCAGTAGTAGGTTTAACTCTTCTTGTCTGATCAAGAAACTCTGTCTCTCCTCCCTCAAAATCCTCATTTAGATATATCATCCAAGTCAATACACGGTGAGCATAAGATAAACCCATTGCTTCGTAGTGCCACGTATGGTATCCACCAGATTGAGGAGTATGTTGAAACTTAATCACAGTACTCATCAATGGTTGTGTTGCAAGTTGCCGATATTTCCAGATATAATGGTCAACACAAGCTCTGATATACTGTACTGTACATTTCTGCAAGTCATAGTTATTATGATTAATCAGGATCTGTTTATCATACCTACCTAAGTTACCATCATTAAATTGAAACCTACCATCTCCTACACCTCCATCATCCTGAGGTTGAGTTATAGCTGCTGTATTTTTAAGGTCTTTATACCAATCAATGAACTTATTACAAACATTTTCTGGCATAAAATTATCCCAGACTCCAATGAAGTCTGAGAAATCAACCTTTGTTATATTTTCATCAAGCATCAACTCTAGAGGCTTGATGGGTGGTAAATTGTTTTCCTCTGCCATAACGAAGTTTAAAGGGTCAAAAAATTTGCCGAGTTTTTTTCCTTGTTTATTATATCACATTTATGGGTTTCCGTCAGCTGGAGACCATAATGTGTTGATATCTGAAGTTGTAAACACTCCAGCTGGTAGTTGGATTGCGAAGTTACCTGTAGCAGCAGTGTTAGCGTTAGTAGATGCACCAGTAAAGTCAGAAACGTTACAAGAAACTGTTAAGTCATAGTAATCATTGTCGCTGTTAGCACCAGTTATATCCTCAACTCTAAACTTACCGTTAGTAACCTTACCAAATAGTTCACCTGTTGAAGAACCAATATGACATATAATACTTGAGCAATTCCAAGTTGAACCTGCTGGTACACTAGCTGGTGACACATCAACATAAGACTCGTTGGTACTAATAGGACCAAACTGTAATGTAGCACCCTGTTGTGTTATGCTTGCGACTTCTACCCAAGCATTACAGTCAGTGCCATCACTATCCCAAACACAGAACTTCTGATTGACTCCACCAGTACTAGAGTTCTCAACGTGGTATCCACCAGTACCAGTACCAAAGTACTCCTCTACCTGTATCTTATATGTCTTTGAAGTACCAGCATCAACTACTTCATCACCCACAGTATATCTCTTAGCACCAACACCACTACCAACCTCAAGAGGATTTCCAGTTGTATTAGTTCCCACGTCAACATTATTGGCTGTAAAAGTATAGACTCCAGTAGCAACAACAAGTCTCACTTTATAAACTGGACTAACTGTAAAGTTAGAAGCAAAGGTAGTTTGCCAACCACCAGTTCCTGTAACAACAGAAGTATATGTTGTACCACCAGTAACAGTTACAGTAGCTGAATCACTACCAGTTTGTGTACTAGTGTTCTGATCGAATGATATACCAAGAGTAGATATAGAGTAGTTGCCAAGTGCAGTACCGTAATCGTTTGGATCATCATTCCATCCAAAGTTAAATGTAACTGATGCAGTTCCACTACCAGTTGTAACTAAGTTACCAGTTCCATCAAAGTACATACCAACGTTACTGGTAGATCCAGACTGGTTAAAGTATGCAATATCCTGATAGTCACTGTACCTAGCAACACGGAATGTAAGTATCTTAAATCTTATAGCAGATGCAGCTTCCTGACCCATCGTGTTAGATGCTTGGATCAAGATCATACCTTGTCTCTTATTCGCTGAGACAGCATTAGATCCACCAGCAGTGCTGCCATTTTCAGTAGGAGCTATCTTAATACTACTCCAAGTACCTGAGGTTGCATTTCCACTAACTGTACCTAGGTTACTATTAGTGCTATCTCCACTTGGGTTAGTTCCATCATCAGCAAAGTTACCATAGAATACTCCACCCGTTACAGTTGAAGCCGTTCCTGTGATAGCCCATCCAACGGTTATTGCTTCTTCACAACAGAAGTACATCCAAGGTAGAGCACTAGTACTCTGCCCTGAAACATATGAGTATGATGCACTACCACCAGAAGGTGTATATGCTCTAGTAACAGTCAACGTAATCTCAGGCATAAAGAAGACTGAGATATTAACACTAGCAGAATCGGATCCACTATCATTAGTAGCAGTAATTGTAAATGTAGTATCTTCTTGAGGTCCAACAGGTAAGGTACCAGCGTCTGTAGTAGGATTCCATTGACTATATGTTGGTGTTGATGATCCACTAATTCCACCAATATCATCAGCGTCTGTGCTAGACCAAGTTAAGGTTGCTTCAGTATCATCATTAGGATTATAGTTACCTTGCTCAATGACTGTAACATCAGTAGTTAATGTGACCGTAGGTGCTGTAACAGCTACAACAGTTAGAGTTGCTGACTGTGATGCAGAACCATTTGCATTGCTCAATGTAACAGTATAGGTTGTGTCTACTGCTGGAGATACAGCCTGTGTGAAGAATGCTATATTAGCAGCAGATGTACAAGCACTATCAAAGGCAGCGTCAACAGGAGAAGAAGAACAACTTACAAATGTGTCAGCATTAGTACAACTATAGGATATAGTTGCTGAGGATCCAGCATCTATAGATGTTGGAGTAGCACTCATATTAATCTGCGGAGCATTTGCAGCAGCTATATTAACTACCGCAGTAGCAGTTGTATTACCCCAAGTGTT